ACTGGTCAACCAACAGATCCATTGGAAAAATGGAAACAAATTAAACAAGCTTATGGTGGTCAATTCTATGATTATGCAAATGATCAATGGATAGGTGATTATCAAAATCAATCAGGTATAAAACAATGGGAAACAATATTTCAAGTAGGTTTAAAAGGTGATCTTAATACAAGCTATGCAGATTGGTTTGCAAACTCTGCAGATGACTTTAACGGAACATTAGACAAAGCTTGGGGATCTATATCTAATCAAGAAGGATTTTTTAATCCATTTCAATTAGGTGCTTTAAGAGGTGCTCCAACAATGGCTGATACTGTAAAGATAGCCGTATATAACAGATTTTTACGTTCAGCATCTAACGCAGGTTTTAGCGCTAGTGTTGCTCAATCTATGGCTTTGCAGCACTTAGCAAATCCAATTGCAATAGATCGTATGAACAGAGCAGTTGGATATGGTATGGAGAGAAACTTATCAGTTGAAGAATTAATAAATATTGTATCTCACGATATTTCAAATTATCAACACGAACAAGATCGTAAAGATTGGGCATTTAGAATACCTGATTATCAAGATACTACTGCTCAAGAAGTTGCAAGTTTAAACGAAAAAATAAATACAAAGGTAAGTTCTGTGTTACTTCAAGATTCACCATACTTAACTGATGAAATTAGAAGAGCTTATACAGATTACAAGATTATTAATCCTAATACACAAGTTTCCATAGAAGATTTCTCTATGCCTTTTATAAAACAAACTGATAGGTATAAGAGAATATATCATCAGAAACCTGCGATGTTTTCACCAGAACAATACATTAATCAATATGTTCAAGGTGTAGGAAGTGTTATGGCCCCTGGAGATTCAAACTATCAAGAAATGATTGCTAGTCAGGCATCTATGGGCGGAACTGCACAAGAAGCGCAAACAGGTGCTTTCTTTGGAAGTGCTAATGTAGGATTAGGAGATACATTTAGAAATAAAGTGTCTTCTTTAGGAGAAAGAGTAGGAGCGTTGTTTAATAGATAATGGTTAGAAGAAATATTAGAAGACTTACTTTTGATTTTGATCCAACAAGACCAGCTAGTGAAGTCATAAAAGAAATACAAGAAAAAGCAGTTAAAGAAGCAATTAAAGCAAAAGTAGAGGAAGCTCCTAAAGGAACTCCTGTTGCTAATATTGTACAAGAATTTAAAGCTCCAGCTCCAGTTTCAGCTCCAGCTCCAGCTCCAGTTGCTGCAGCTCCAAAATCTGATCCGCCTAATACTAGATTTCCTCAAAGGCCAGAGCCAGCTCCAGCTCCAGCTCCTGAGCCACCTAATAGAGTATTTCCTCAAAGGCCAGAGCCAGCTCCAGCTCCAGCTCCTGAGCCAGAGCCAATAATTGAGCCAGAGACAATAATTGAAACTGAAGAAGGTAGTGCAACTGATGAAGAAGTTAATGCAGTTTACCAAGGAGTCTATTTTGATTTTGCTCCAGGAATTGATCCTCAAGATGTTATAGCTGACCCTGAAGCTTTTGAGCCAGAAGAAAGAAATCCTTATCAAGCTGCAATAGAAGATATTGGATTTATTCCTCCAACTCCTGGTCAAATTTACGGAGATGAAGATGCAGTTGATATTGCTGGAAATCCTGTTAATACTTCAAATACTTTACTTCCAACACCTCAGCCATTAGTAGAATTAACTCCTTACGCTCAAGGTGGAACTTGGTATGCAGTAACAGGTTATCCTGGATTGCCAGTAGCTTACTTTGTGGAATATACACTTCCAGGTGGAAACAAAATTTACTACTACGCAGATAGAAAAGATTTAGATACGCTAGAAGGTATTGGTGCAGGCAAAGAGCCGCCAATAGTTGGAACTGTATCTTATAGCGATTTTAAACAAGGAAGAATACCTGGCGGAAGTATTTCAGATGTTGTGGGAACTGAAGAACATTATTCAACAAGAGTAGAGAGAACATTAATGGCTCCTACTGGTGACTTGTTGTTACCAACTTGGGCTAATGATGATCCAGAAATAAAAGATTTATTTTATATCGCAGTAGCAGAGAATTGGAGTGACACTAAGTTTTTAAGAGAGATGTCTAAGAAAAATTCTTTTAAAGAAAGATATCCTGCTTTTCAAGATATGCTTTCTTTAACAGGAGGAGATCACGCACAAGCTTTAGTTAACTATCAAGGATACGAGCGTAAAGTAAGAGAGCTAAATAACAGATACGGAGAATCTGCTGATGCTCAAGCTTTAGCTGCTGAAGCAATTAAAAAAGGTTTTACTCTTGATGATTTACAAGCAACCTACGATATCTTTGAAAGAGCAGAACAAAACTCTGATGCTATGCTTGCTTTTCAAAAAGTAATTAATGCACAAGGATTAGATTTTGATTTAACTAGCCCTCAAGGAATTGTAGATTTCTTTAAAGGAGCTGCTCCTACTGAGATTTATGATCTATACGAAGCAAGTTCTATTACAGAACAAGCGTCCAAATTAGAGCTAAATGACTTGTCTGTGGAAGAAGCTTTAGAGATAGCTAGGAATACTCCTGGACAATTAACTAACCAACAAGTCTCTGCTGCTTTACAATCAGCATCACAAACTCTTTTAAGATTCAGAGAGTATGTTGACTTAGGTGCTTATGGTTTAGACGCAGATCAGATTATAAATCTATCTTTAGGATATAAAGAGCCAGGCGGTATGACTGAAACAGAACTAGCTACTGCTTTATTTAGAATTTATGAAAAAGATGAGAACTTACAGAATTTAGCTTCTGGACTTGCTGGAAGTAAAAGTTTTCAGCAGAAAGATAGACAAATCCGATCTATTGGTTAAAATTGGTAATAACAAGAGATTACTCAAACCTCTTGTTTGAAATAACTGGCTTTGAGTTAATAACAAAAGTATAAGATACCACTCGATCCCTATAAGAGTGTGTAGACATAATAGGAGTAATAATGTCAAATGAACAAGGAGCTGGTTTGTCTAACGAAGAATCAATCCCAAATTTACGTGAAGCTTTAGATAAAGCTAAATCGGATAATAGTACGTTGCAAGAGCAATTCAACCAAGTATCTGGAGAACTAAAAGGTATGAAAGCTAAAGAAGTTTTCAGAGCTAGTGGTTTTCAAGATTCTCACGCTGAATTATTTCTTAAAGCAAATCCTGATGCTGAAATCAATAATGATACAGTTTCAGAATTTGTAACATCGTATAACTTATCCCCTCAAAGTGCACCAGTAGAGCAATCTGCTGGCTTAAACGATATGGGTCAAGTTGCTGATAATGCAAGTCCTTCTGTTGTTGGAACACCTGAAGGTGGAAAAATGACAAAAGAACAATACAAAAAATTACAAGTAAGTGATCCAACCGCAGCACACGAAGCGTTAATCCAGGGCAAGGTAGAGATGAGAGACGATAATTACGTAGCTAACCAGACTTTTAATCAATAAAAGAAGGGAAAGTGACAAATGGTCGACTTTACAAGTAATGATACGAATACCACTACGTATAATGATACTGTTTACGCAGCTATCATTAACGATGATATTCTAGATGCTTTACAAGCAGCCGTTGTGACACCTCCACTTCTAGCTATGTTCGATTTATCAGGACAACCGTCTAAAGCAGTAGATATTCCAATAGCTGATGCTGAATCAGCTGCTGGAGTTTCAGAAGGTGCAGAGCTTGCAAACACAGCTCTCTCAACTTCTAAAGCTACTCTTACTGCTTCTGAGGTAGGAATCATGGCTACAATCACAGACGTATTAGACGTATCTTCTATTGCGGCAACTCGTGGTGCTCAAATGAGACAAATGGGTAACGCAGTAGCTCAAAAGATTGACGTCGATATCTGTGCTTTGTTAGCTGGATTCGGTACCGCAGTAGGTACTTCTGGATCTAATCTATCACTCGCTAACTTATTCTCAGCAATTTATACTCTAGAAGCAGCTAATGCTCCTGGACCGTATGTTGGTGTATTACACCCAGTTCAAATTGCTGACTTAAGAACTGCTATTGAGGCTTCCTCTTCAGGAATCTTTACTGGCGGCGGTGTTAGATCAGGTGCTGGAGAAATTGGAACAAACACCGATACAGGTTACTTCGGTAACTTTATGGGTATTGACTTTTATCAGTCAACAAACGTTCCAACTGCAAACTCTGCTGCTGACCGTGCTGGTGGCGTATTCTCAAAAGATTACGCTCTTGGTATGGTACAGAAATGGCCTGCAAAGACAGAAATCATGCGTTGGGCTCCAATTCGTGGTTTCGTTGTTGTTGTGTCATCTATGTACGGTGTCGGAGAAATCGTTGACAGTGCTGGTGTGGAAATCACAACAGACGCTTAAGCGTTTAAAGTCTGGGTAGGCAGAGTATTTTATTGTCGTGTGTTCCTACCAACACACACGACAGAGGAGAGATATGGCTGAAACAAAGAAAAAAAGAGCTAAAGATGACAAAGGTCAATTTATAGCTGATGACCCTAGCACTCCTGATGTTAATGAAGCTTATGTCCAGGAAGAAAAAAAAGACGAAGGTTATGTTAAAACTAAAAAGTTTAAAGGCCAAGTTTTAAAATTTACTGCACAAGGTAAATATCCTGACGGCAGAAAAGTGCCTTTTAAGAATATGAAAACTATGAAAGCACTACAAGTTGATCCTGACGGTATGGTAACTGGAAATGTAGTTCAATTACCTTGGGAACAAACTGTTAACAACGGTGTAGCTGGTAATCCTGAAGATCAGATTGGTCTTAAAAAGTATGAAAGAAAAGGTTTTATATTCTGCGTAGATAACGACGGAACACCTTTATTTTCAACTCTTTGGGACGATTGGTCTGAGTATGATGCTTCTTATGAGCATAAACTTAGGCAAAGAAACTTAGGTGAATCTGGTAAGTTTGCATCTAATGCGACAACTTCAAGGACAATGGGTGGCTAAAGCAAACAAAAAAAAGAAGGAATTTGAATTAGACGATGCGTCTAAATTAATGGAGGATTCTTTTGGTTTGGACAAACACCTGAAACCGAAAGCTTCTGATTTAGGTGAAGAAGATTTAGGCGACGGTGTTTTCCAAAAAAAAGTTCGTGTTCATAGAGATGCTGCAGGAGAAATATCTCAATTAATAGATGCAGATGATCCTTTAACTAAGGAAGAAGAATTAGCTATGTTAAAAGTTTATTCTAAAGTATCTGAACAACCTCCTGTTATAAAACAACCACCTAGAACTGATAGAGGAAAAGTAATTCATATACTTGCAACTCGTCTCTTTCAAGACTATGTTAAGAATGCAAGCAATATGACTAGACCGAATCCACTGAGAGACGGTATACCTGGTTGTGCGTGCCCTGTTAAGAGTAAGATAGGTTGCGTGGATTGGTGTGGTAAAGATAAGCTTGGTCCTAGGATATGGACGGCATCAGCACAAGAGGTATACGATTGGATAGTAGAAGTAGTGAAAAGACGAGCTAATATAGTAGACTCGAGTAAGAAGAGTAAATAATGGCTACCGCAGCCGTTGTTAGACAACGTATAAAAGATTACCTTTACGGAACTGATTACCTCAAAAGACCATTTACAGATTTTTTAAATCAATCTGGTAATGTTTCATCAACAGACACAGTAATAACAGTTACTAACATTAATAGTTGGGCTGCTGGAGACATTGTTGAATTTATTACTGGAGAACAAGCTTACATTAAAAGTGTTGATGTAGATAACAGTAGATTTACTGTAGCTAGAGCTTGGAACGGAACAACCGCAGCAGTTGTAACTGATTTAACTGCAATAGAAAAAAATCCTAAATTTACAATAGCAAAAATAGATAATGCAGTAGATGCAATTTTAGAAGAATTGTATCCTGAAGTTTATGTTTTTAATACTGGTAGTGCTACTGCTAATAAGAACAGTTGGTATTACACAACTGCTGATACAGGTCTAAAAGAGATTTTATCGTGTTATTATCCTCGTTCAGGATCTATTGGAAATGATGAGCCGTGGGTTATTAACACCTGGCGTATGACAAAGCATATGCACACTTCAGGTTTTGCAAATGGAATAGGTATAACAATGTGGGATTATGGTGAACTATCTCACGGAGATACTTTCTATTACACCTTTAAAAAGAAAATAGCTGAAACAACAGATTTACTTGATAGACAAGTAGAGCTTGTGGTTTTAGGTGCAGTATTTAAATTAATGGGATCTACTGTTCCTGCTAGCACTAACGATAGCAAAGACCAAAGACAATTAGTTCAACCAGGTCAAGAAGCTAGAGACTCAAATTGGTTTTATGGAGAATATCTTAGATCTAGAAAAGAAGAAAATATGCGTCTTAAGGAGGAAGAACGATTTGTCTTAACCAGCAGACAAACTAGAAGAAACAGAAATTATCGTGATTGACGGATATTTTCACATTAAGCTAGGAACTTATAAGTATCGTTTAGCAACTAACGCAGCAGACGATCACTACAAAGCTCGTTTACTTCCTTTAAATATATCTAACGCACAGATTGTGCAATCATCTGATCCTAAATATGATTTAAGGCCTGATACTGCTGTATGGGAATTAACTGATTGGTCTTCTGGTGAAGGATTTAAAAAATGGGATAGAGAAAAAGCAAATGGTTATGATTTTTCTACAAACATAGATGCTTTGCATACTCCTGGAAGTATTCGTTTATCTCACGCAGTAGAATCTGCTGGAACAAATGTAAACAAAACAGGAACATTAGTAAAAGCTTCTGATAAATTATTACATTTTTCTTCTTCTGATGATTCAGTAGCAACTTATTCTGGAACATTAGCTAACACAACTTGGGATATTCAAGATGCTGGTAGCTCAGATATAGCAGATGACGATTACTTTGGAGTAAGAGGAGACGGAGACGGTAAATATGTATTTATACCAGTTAGCGGAGGACTAAGTGATATATATAGATTTGAAGTTCAAAGCACTTATACTGATGATTTTGCAGATACAGATAAATGGGTAGACGCAGATAGCCAAGATGTTTTTGGCAGGCCTTTGGTTAAAATAGGTAGTCATTTGTATGTAGTTCATTTAACAGGAGAGAAAATATCTGTTATGGAATACAATGCTTTTACTACTTCTACTCCTCCAGTAACAGGTACAGAAATTTTCGTAGTGCATGAGGGAAACTTAGATGCAGGATCTAATCAAGGAATTGTAGCTAGAGGAGATAATGAACTATTTGTTTGTGTAAGGACTAAAGCTGGTGAAAGTGTTTTATATAGAATTGTTCCTGCTAGTGCTTTAGGAGAAAGTTTTGGAGTTGAAGTAGCACGTATGCCTGGATTTTCCGTAGATTGTATTTGGTATGCTTCAGGAGTATTGCTTATGGCTGGAACTTCTACTACAACTGGCGTAGATGAACGAGTAGTTTACTACGTTAAAGGAACTGAATTTGGAACATTTGGTTTATTAAGACAAGATGCAGACTTTACTGCTGGTAAATTAATAACAAGTACAGATGCTTCTCGTATGGATAGAAGTTTTTTCTTAGCTCCTACTGGATCATCTGCTAATACTTGGACATTATTTACAATAGATTTATTAACTGGTGCTATCTTTGGTGGTCCAGAGTTTAGTGCAGTAGTAAATCCAAACTCAGTTGTAGACTTTTTAGGTAGAGTTTTTGTTTCTGAAAACAAAGGCAGCAGCAATACACAGACTTATAGAACTGCTAGCACTTATGCTGCAAG